GTTGATGCTGTGTAACTTGCTGTTTTACTGGTTTGGCTATGTTTTGATAAACCCCCTATACTTACATCTCCACCTATTACTGCATTCTTAACTACACTCAACCCACCAGCAGTTTGCAAACTACCATCAGTTGTAGTTGTTGCATCTGTTGTGTCGTCTGTTTTTAGTATGCCTGAATAAGTCCCTGTTGGTGCTGATAGTGCTCCTGGGAAATCAGCCGTTATTGTTCCTGTAGGAACTACCATGACAGTCTGGTTTAATTTGTTTGCTAAAACTAAATCATTTACAGAACCACCGCCAGAAAGCCACAACCCGTTTGCAGCTGTATGTGCTACCGTTCCTTTATTGCTTGTAGCAGGAGCTGTAGGTAACGTAGCATCTTCAAGCGTTATGCCTTCCTTAAAGTTAGACTCGAGGGTTACATTAATGCTACCGCCTACACTTACTGCTCCTGCGAAGGTTGCATCTGTAGCATGGAAAACTGCGTCAGTTACAGTTATTGTATCGGTTCCAGTACTGTGGAATACAAGCCTACCCGCATTATAATTATTACCAATCCAACCATCCTCAGCCATGTCAACAGACCCAGCACTAACTGTCCCACTAAAAGTCCCTGTAGTTGCTGATAGTGCTTGTAAGGTTAAATTGCTATCTGATACAATATTCTTTGAAACATAAATAACGCCATCGTCTGCTATCTTTAAAGACTTAACATTTGCGCTATTTCTTAATTCTATACCATTAGCATCTATAGCCTTTATAACTGTAGTGTTTATTTCAGCTAAATTAGATGTTGGAATGGTAACTTCTCCACTTTCTAAAATAAGTGTGTCTGTACTCGCTCCTGCTTTATATGTTTTTATAGTAAATGTACTATCTTCCGATCCACCTGTTACGTCAGTTGCTACAACTTCAATACTTGCAAAGTCCTTTTGTTTTCCAGAAGAGTTGTTGCCACGAATAGCTAAAGTACCAATAGTATCATTATCAGACGGTACTATAGATGTTTTCTGAATAACAATACTTGCTCCACTAGAATCTTGGTTATTGTTGATAACCTTAAATTCTGGCTTCGCACTATTCTTGCTCTCAAAGAACGGATTATCTTCTCTTGCCGAGAAGGAAAACGTAAATAATAATAATAAAAGTAACGATATTTTTTTCATGGCTTAACTCCTATAAATTTTAGTTTTAAAGCTCTTTACTGCCGCTACTATTAACAACCGATATATTCCCAGAAACATTAATAAATAATGTCTGATAACCAGTCGTAACAGAAGGTGTTGCAACGCTACTATCTTTAATTAAAAGATATGATCCTACTTTTACATATTTTTTTGCTTCAAAAGTGGTCCGCTTCATTCCAAATCCAACAGAAGATAAAACTAATAATCCAACAACTAATAATTTTTTCATTTTAAATACTCCTTATTTTTCTAGTCTAGTTCTTTTGTAAAACGAAACGCCTACAACACTTGAACCAGCCGTTTTTTTAAGCACAACACCTTTTATACCACCAATACGCCTATTTAGATCAATATAACTAATATTATTGTAACTAGAATATTGATTACCGACAGGTTTCCAAACAATAACATCCTCTGTAACAATTCTTGCATCAAACCATAAATCAGTAATGCTTGCTTGTTGAGGATATATTTCTACATAATCAACCATCTTTGGCTGATATAAACCAGTATTAAGCGTAACAATAACTGGTTCAGTCGTAACATTAACGGTAAGCTCTTTAACTAACTCATATCCAAGCTCATAAGAATTAACCGGTACTGCGCTAAAAGAAACACTAACAAATAATACTAATATTGCCCCTAAGAACCTATTCACTGGAACTCTTCTTACTTTTTTTAACAGTTACAATGTCTTTTATATCTTTCTTTTCACCTTCGTGTCTTTCAGAAAGTTTATAAAATAAAGTGTCGATAACTTTTGTTTGCTCTTTTTTAACGTCATCAATTTTAGCAGAAACTTCAACATCAACAGCTTTGAGCTCCTCTGCCTGTTCTAGTTTTAATTTAGCTATAGCACTCTTTAATTTAACTTCTGCGTTAAAATGCTTTGATTGAGACTTAATTAAAAGCTCTTGGAAAGAATTAAGATTATCTTGTAGCCTTTTTCTTTCTTGTTCCGTAATGTGTTCTTCGCTTTTCTGTAAGTTTCTAAGCTCATTTAATGCCTCTGCTTGGTGTTTTTTATCAACTTCCATAGCCTGAAAACTCTTGTTCACAGAAGCGTTTAGATCATCCGTAAGCTTATCAACTTCTTTAACATGTTTATTAAGCAATTCAGACTTTCTTGTCAAGATAGAGATCGATAATTTTTTAATCTTATCTTTATAAATTTTACTAGCTTTCGACATTAACCCATCGTCTCGAGTATCAATAACCGCATTAATCGCAGAATCTATTGACAAATAAGGGATACAATCGCCTTTTTCTAACAAGAATATATACATCTTCTTTAAAAACTTATTATATTCTCTTGAGTTCTTCTTAAATCTTTTATCAGAATCTAAAAGTTTAACTAGATCAACAACTTTTTCATTTTTTTGGTTAAATATTATTGTGGAAAATCTATAAGGAATAACTTTTTCTTTTTCTGTACCAACAAACTTGACTGTGTAATTTTTCACGACTAACTCCTTTTAATTCTATGACGAGCCAAACATAGCTCGCCATAGATATTTTATTTAAAAACCGCTTAGAATATTACAGTATCATTCCAAACAAAGTTAAGCATGATTCCGTTCACAACTTTTCTAACGTTCTGAATTGGTAAACCACCTTCCCAGAAATTAACTGCCAAACCTTTTTGAAAACCATAATCTTCTGAATCATTTGTGAACCACATTCCAGAACTGTAAGAAGAAAGATAAGCATCAGAACCAAAAGCAATCTCCGCAGATGTTTTAGAGATGATTTTATCCCCAGCCTTAGGAACATACGCTCCACCAGAATCGTTTTTAAGATTAATGGTGTATGCAGTATTAGTTGAACCCATCTTAACAGTAATACTATCATAAATAGTACCATCAGCCGCTTTTACTTTACAAGGAATACCAGAAGAAGTTGCTCCGGCAGCAGTTAAGTAATTACTAAGAAATTCTGTGTATTTAGTATATCCATCAGGAGTATAATCATCAAAATCTCCGGCACTTGAGTTATAGTTAGGTAAACCAACTAAAAGATCAGCATTTCCAGCATTAGCGATTGAAGACTGATCGGAAGCAATAATAACAGAAGGTCTTAGGTTAGATCCGAAACCATCGATAGGCTCAACCGGAATAACCATAATATTCTGTCTCTTACCATAAGAAACTTTTGCAATAGGATTAGAGTATCCTTTACCTTCAAAAAATGCTTCTGCAAATGTTTGAAAATCATCAGATAGACCAAATTCGTCTAAAACAGTTTCATCAACCATTTTAACATAGAATCTATAATCAACCTTAGGCGCTCCGTCATCTGGCATCATCTGAACTGGTTTAGCATTATTCTGCTTTAACCCACTATTTATGATAGTAAAAGAACTGTCACCTAATACCATAGAAGAATCAAGACCAGCGAAACTTGAGGCATCTCCGTTACCATAAGCTTTCATGCTTGCACTACAACCAAGGATCATTCTAGCCATATCAAGGTTTTGCTTCTTATAACCAGCCCATTTAGCTAAATCTGATTGGTTATCTTTTGCGTATTGTGCAATAAGTTGGTTCTGGTTTGGACCAACGATATTTTGTGCAACGGCATGTCGAATAAATTGAGGTTGGAAACTAATTGAGTTACCACGTCTTTTTTCTTCCTTAGTTTTAAGCTGACCAGTTCCAGATTGACCATATCCAAGAAGTCTATGCTTAATATTATAAGTTCTAGTATAAGCTTCATTAGGATCTGGGTATAACATTTGAGCGTTATCATCTGCTCGTCTTATTGCAGTTGTGTAATTCTTTAACCACTCGAAAGTCGTTGCCTCATCTCTATCTGCAAGTGCTTCTAATGACCATACTTCTACGTTAGCACCTGTAAACCCTGCGTCTGACGGTGTGTTTATGTTTAACGAATCTACCATTTTATTTACTCCTTATTATTTTTTATTATACGCTTGGTATATTTTTAGGTTTTTCAGATATTCCCTTTTTTCCGGAACTCTTAATTGCGAGAACTCATTAGGATTATTTGCAATATCTGGGTCAAACCCGATTTCTTTTAGCTCTGGTGGCATAGAATTTGAAACTGAAACATCTGACAGGCTACCGTCTTCGTTTAATACTTTTTCTGCTCCGAACATCTTGGAATACTTACCTATTTCTGCTAGTTTTGCTTTGAACTGTTTTTTCATAGCCTCTTTCTGTGTCAATCCTTCTGCCATATCAAGTTTAAGATGTAATGAATCCACCTTAAAATCAATAATAGAACTTTGCTCATTTACTTCTTTTTCATAATTTTTAATAGTATCGTTTAATTCAGTCTCTTTTCTGAAATCAAGAAACTGCTTGCTTGCTTTATTCGATTCGTTTATTTTCTCATCAAGCGCATCTAGTCTGCTTGCAACCAAATCATCTTCATCTTCATTATCATCATTATTACTTTTATTGTTTGAACTAATGGCGCTTACGATACTGTCAGAGAAACTTTTGAAATCTTCCTTAGTAATATATTTAGGTTCATCTTTTTTGTCTTCATCAGAACTATCTAAATCAGCAAGCAAAGCATCAATATCTAGGCTCTCATCACCAACATTAACGATAGTTTTATCGCCAGCATCAGCGTTACCGCTATTATCTTCTTGATTATTGTCCTGTTTGTTTTCGTTTGTATCTACCATTTATTTTCCTCCACATGTTTTTTTATTGTCTATTTTATATATACACGAGTTAGGAGTAAAGGTCAAATAAAACAAAAAAAGCCAAACTATCGGGGGAGATAATTTGACTTTTAAAGCTCAATCGATTAAGATTGAATCAGTTACGATATGTTCAGAGTGTACCATTAAAATCCAAACATATCAAGTGACTCGATGGAAATTGCCGATCGATAATGCAAAATGGCTAAACTCGCCAAGCGACGAAAGAGCAGAGAGATAGGCTGGGAAAGATGCAATGGCTCCCCAGATTATGCTTGGAGGCACTTTTAATTAAGTGGAAGACGAAAGATGCACGCTCTCGAAGTCCTCACAGCACATTATTTTGGACAAGTAGTGTGAATAACAAACAGGACTATAAAGAAGTTATTGGATACTAGCTTCGGCTGGAGTGTACCAAATAAAAGACTTCTATTCTTTTCAGTTTTACTGTGCAGGGATAGAAGTCCCCAATAGAGATAAGATACATAATAACAAAGGGAGAAGACATGAAAAAGAGAAGAAATAACAAAGGATTAAAAAAGTTTAAAAAGAATTTTGTTCTTGAAAAAAAGATTGATTTTGAAACTAAACATTTAACAAGCAACGTAACTAAAATGAAGTCAATTCAAAGGAAAAGTGACTCAAGTCTTACAGAAAAACAACGTAAGGATTTAGTAATAAAACTATATGGCCGATATTAATTATAAAGTTTGTTGTGGAACTGTAGGTTGTGCTTCTGGTTTACTTGTTGGAGTATTTCCGGTATTAGCTTGGCTTCTCATCATTTGTTTAATTGCTTGAAGATGTGAGTCTCTGTGAACAAAGATAAGTCTTTTTTGTTTCTCTGTCATTTTCTCGAAATCTAATGTATTCATAAACTCAAGAATAACCTGAATATGAATCATATGCTCATCAAAATCTTGTACTGCTGGAGCTTCTGCATTTTTAAGGATTGCCTCGATTTCCATATTCTGTTTATCAACCGATTGCGAAACTTCATCTAATTCGAAAACATTAAGATCCATTAATTGTCTAGCGTGTTCTTGTGGATTCGGCAGATCGTTAAAGACACCCATTTGTAATAATTGTGTAACTGTTCCAATTTTAGATCCAGCAGTCGTTGGAAGAGCCGAACCAATTTCAACATCTAGTTCATACCATAGGTTATCTTCTTTGTTGATAAAAAATGCTACTGATTCCCAGCCACGTTGACGACCAGCTACCGCATATACTCTTTCTTCACCATAATTTTTATTGAATAAAGTAGTAAATTGTTTAAATACTTTTTTAAGCCCAATACGATTATTTGCTTTAGCATTACCAATTTTAGTCTCATCTTGGTCCACCAGCCTATCGACTAGCTTGGCGCTAGCCTGTGACGTTGGAACTTTACCTCTTGCTGATTCAGATAAACCGCCTACTTCCGAGAACACACTATTCCACAAACTAACATCAATAGTCGCACCAACCGGTGGATTAATAAACTTCATTAAAGCGTTAGGTTTTTGGGTCTGTACTCTCACTATTTCAGAACTATCCATATCAAAAGTTGTTACATCTTCTGATATTTCAACATCTTGATCGATAACCATTTTAACTGTTTTATTTGTTTCAGCTTTTATTCTAGTTAAAGTTTCGTTTATGTGTAGATTCATTGGCCTTAAAGAATTTAAAGGCGTTCTTCCTGTTGAAGAAAAAGCATTCTTATAATATGGAATATATGTTGGCATAAAATCAATATCTTCAAATCCTAAAAACTTATCTTTAGCAAAAAAAGCAATCTTAACTTGCCCTTTTTCGTCTGTAAAAAATAATGAATAAACAAGAATTCCGTCATTTACCTCAATGATAGACCTGTCTTGATTCGTTAGTTTAAAAGACCTAAGCTCTTTATATACAGTAAGAAACCAGCCAGATAATTCTTTTGTAAGATCGTCTGCTTTCTTGAACCCAGCCTTAAATCTATCGTTTATTTCTTCTTTGCTCCACAAATCAATAAACATAACATATCTTACTGCTTTTGTTTTTGTAGCAAGTGGATCAATTATCGCAGTAATATCATGTCTAATATCAAGATCAATTTCACCTTTAAATCGTCCGTTATCAATATCTTTATTCCAGAAGGGACGAACCCAAGCACCACCACAAACCATCTGTATATCAACAATGTCTTGTAGGTAATCATCAAAATTAATAGCGCTTAGAACACCTTTAAACAATTTTGTATATTGTAACGCCTTAGTCCAGTCCGACCAATCTTTTGTCATAGATATAATTCTTGGTCTTGGATTAAAACTTAATATTCTTGATTTAACGCTTTCAGAATAAGGCAAAATATAATTAGCTGTTACTTTTATAACATTTTCATCATAAGGTAATGGGAATATTCTTTTACGATCCCGGTCATAATATATCCATTGATCTCCATCTAAGTATCTTAAATTAAGTAACTTTAATGCGTTATTCTCGATAATGGCAGAATTAGTAAACCAGCTATCCCGAAGATTTTTTATTAAATCAGTTGCTTTTTTTTGATTTAACTTCATTACATTATCACCTTATCAGACTTTAAATTAAAGCCATTTTTAGCACTAGGCTTTTCTTTTTTCTGGACTTTAGTTTTTTCAACAGTTTTCGGTTTTTCCCCATGGAACTTTTCATATTCCTTTAACTGAATTAACGAATCAACAGATCCAGTAACACTAATAATCGTACTAGATAGTTTATCAATTAAATGTTTTCCTTGGGATACAGTTTTGAATCCAATAGTAACAAACGCTATAATTAATGCAATAATTATCAAAAATAAAATAATGCTAAACCATAATATTAGATAATTCATTTTTGCTTAACCTCTTTTTCTTTTTATTAGTATAACCGATTTCATCGTTAGATTGCAAATTCTTCGAATAATCAAGTTTTATTTTCTCTGCTCTAAGCGGATTTATATGATACGGAAACATCCAGCACATATGCAACCCTATAGCAAAAGCCATAACTTCATCATCGTGATAGCCGTCTTGCGCATTATATGAACCATGAGCATCTTGTATATAAGTAGACATTTCAAAAAGAAGACTATCCGGTAATTGTGCGTATTGATTCATTCTTAATTCTCCTGCAAGCTGATCGATTATTAGTTTCTTTGTTTTAACGTTTGAACTAAATCCCCACTCGATTAACCTTCCATTATTTTCCATACCCATATAATATATGTTCCGATAACCACTCTTTCCTATTTTGTAAGCAGTAGTACGTCCTCTGTCGTTGTTTTCTGGTGCTAATAATGCCTCGTTATAGTATCTTCCAACAAAGACGCTATATAGCGCTAATAACTCTGGCGCTATTCTGACCTTAACCTTAGCAACTGGAATGAATTTACTCATACTAAAAACATACATAACGCTTGCATCGTCTTGAGCTAAACCTCTTGATGTATCGATTCCAATTGTGTATTTATCTTCGACACTAGGTTCTTCAAATACCTCAAGTATTCCGTCTTCATCTTCTGTCATCTCTCCTATTAACGATATTCTATAACGCTTAACTGATTCTAAGTGAGATGTTTCATCTTTCCTCATAGTCTCAATTAAGTGAGAATCAAAAACGTTATTACCGGAACCCAAAAAACAATCGACATCATTCTCCGGATATTTAACTTTAAATGTTGCTAGATCATTATGCATATCCTTTAGCTTGTATCTCCGCCAAGCTATTTGCCCTGGGCTTAAATTAAAACTACCAATTAATTCTTTCTCTTCCCCACTTAACGACTTAATAACGTCTCCCTCTTCTTCTTTCGATAGATTAAACGTATATCCCTCTTGCAGCCACCATTGGAAGAAAAAAGCCTTATACAGACTACTTCCAGACTTGGCTGAATTATAGGTTTTATGAAACTTGTTTCCGACACCATTTGCAATAGATTCAAAAATAATTTTGGTATTTTTTAAATCCAACGGAACAGATTCGGTAGATTCTGCGATCTTGTCTTCTGCGTTTTCCATAAAAGCAACTTCTGAAAAATGCATGTGCGATATTGTAGAACTATGTGTTTGTAATGCAGTTTTATAATGGCTATCCCTATTCGCAATATACATCTCGTACTTGGTCCCAATCTTTAAAGGATACAATTTCTTTAACGTTGGAATTAAGTTGTTGTAAGCATACGAGGCCTTACGGAATAAGCCCGGCAAGTTCTTTTCTTGATCCGCTATAGTTACGGCATTAATGTTGTCAGTAAACAAGCAGTCATCTAAAAAATCAATAATACAATAAGTGCTTAACATCTGCTGTCTTGCTTTTAAAATAATATCTCGACCAGTCCTATGCTCCATAACGTAACGTTGGATATATGTTGGTTTAAATAATATTCTCTTAAATTTTTTGTCTTGGATATAATACAGATTATTCATCCGCCAAACTTTATCGTTAAAGCATACAGGTAAGTCTTGTGGCTTCATTCGTTTTTCTGTTTATTTAATTCTTTAGCCATAACGTCATAAATATCTTCCTTTTGTTCCCCAATAGATATAAATTCTTTGATATGCTTGGCTATCTTAGCTGTAAGCTCAACGCCTTTTAGGTGCTCATTAATAATAGCAGGATCAACTAATGCTTTAACAGACATTCTCTCGTCTGTATTTATGAACTGTGCTCTTTTTTCAACCAAATCGATACCATTAGCCCAAATATTACACAACTTTGTCATGTAGTGCTTGGCATTAACCGCTTCTAGTGCTGTTGATATGTCATTATTTGCTGTAACTAATCCACTCATTTTTATTTCCTTTTGGAGTATGATGACTAAAAATTAAAAAGAGAAAAGAAAATAAAGAGTCATCACACTCCTGACAATGAAAAGAACATGTTCTTACATTGTATACTATTTATTTTTAAAACTCCAACAAACTACGTTATTTTTTCCCATAACAACTTGCATAATTCCACGTCATACCCACTATCATGTAGCTTGGAACGATCAACTTCAATACCTTCTCTCTCACATGCTTCCGATAACTTATATCGCCTACCATGAAGGTTCTTATACTCAACCATGCAACACTTTAAGTCCTTAGCATTAGATAGCTTGTTGCTAAAGAAACTCTTGTCAAAACTAACATTATAAGCGATAACAATCCGATCTTTAAGCATCCCAAGTAATCGCTCTTCATCATGTTTAAATTCTGGCATACCTTTAACCATCTCGTCAGTAATCCCATGAATATGAGAATTCTCTATCTTGAACTCATATCCCGGATTATACATATACTTAAATGTCTGTCGATAATCAATAAGGCTCACACTCAACACCCGATCATTAACCGGATGAAATCCTGTTGTCTCAATATCTATAAATATCGGTATATCTGTACTCATATCTACCTTTCCTACCACGCCACCCACTAACTAAAACTCATAACTAAAAAGGAACCTCTTCCTTTAACTCACATTCTTCCTCTATGTTAGTAAGGACACCTTTTTCACAAACAGACTTATCTGTTTCATATAAACATCCATCACAAAAAGGATTTTTTTTCAGTATCAGTTTGACATTCTCCCTATACTTATAATCTAAGTCACAATAAGTTTGTAAATCATTGACGGTATCTTTTATACTACCCAACAATGGACCAATATGTTTACTCTCGTGATACTTATCCTTAACCTCATCCTTGTACTTATATTCAGCTGTCACAACCTTATTGCCACTCTTGCTAATCTCTAAGTCTATACTCAATGTTAAGATGTTCATAGCGACACAACTTCCTTATGCTTACAAAACTTCCTGTCAATCAATTTATGCGTCCTCATCCCCTTTATACACCAACGTTGCCCTTTATAATATTTGCAGCCTTCACAAAATCCAACTTCATTCTCCTTCCCAAACCCAAATTCTCTAAGAAAATTACTCACAACCGCTTCGTGTTCCGCTATCTCGTCTTTCATTAACTCCTTTAAATTTCCAATCCTGCGAGAATACAACCTAGGTACATCATTCAACTGTTCCTTTAAGCTAACAACCACACTATTCAATTTGTCATTTTCTTTACTTCCCTCTTTAATAACTCCCTCTAATTCATTAATCCTACAAAACAAACTTGCCATATTTCTTTTGTTCTCTAACTCATTATCCCTGTCTATCGTCATTATCCTGTTTCTCAATCCAACAACCACACTATTTAACTCGCTTATCTTCTCCAAATATCTCTTCTTCCCAAACATATTCTCTCTCCTTTTCTCTTTTTTTACTACTCTTCAACTATACCATAGAATAAACAACTGTCAAATACTACCTCAGATTATTTTATCATCCCAAACTATTTCTTTTTTCTAGGTCTGGTTCCTTCCTTGAAAATTACTTGCAAAAATTTACTGGTGGGGCAGGGTCATGATATATCCGGGTACGGGGGGATAAAGGCCATGGGCAAGGGGGCACGGGGTCAACTAACCAAGCAATCAATCATCGCCTGCCTGCCTACAACCCAGCAACAGCAACGCATTGAGCACATTCTATAATAATGGTTCGCTAAGAATAAAGGGATCAACTTAATATTTAACATAATATATATTATGTCACTACCTGTTCTCTAATTATCTTCCTATCGTGCTTGATTACTAACTTTATTAGTGTTACTATCTTACATAATACATATCTATAAAGGAGTAATAACTATGAAACAAGAAGAAAAGATCAAGATTAAGCGTTTATATCTGCAAGGCGATAGTATGCGTCAAATCACCGGGAAAACAGGCTACAGCAGGCAAACCGTTCATTTAGTCGCTAAAGAATACGGATTAATGCCCAGAAGATCAGTAATTAAGAAGATATGTCCGGTTTGCAATAAGGAATACACAACTCAATTCAAAAACCAAAAGGTCTATTGTTCGCAGGCCTGTTATATCAAGCACATGAAGCAGAACAATATAAGCTATGGGAATAAGAAATATAAGGGAAAGAGCGTAAGAAACTGGCAAAGACAAGCAAGAAACATAGCGATTGAAGCTATTGACGACTTATGGCAAAAACTATTTGTTGTTCATCATAATGACGGAGATATTAGCAATAACAGCAGATCAAACCTGTTTGTATTCTTCTCTCAATCAGGACACTTGGCGTATCATCACAGATCAAGGATAGATTCCAGAACCAAGCCAAAGGGATCAGAGGGAATACAACTATAATCTATATCGTATTATTGCGATATTGCGATATTGCGATGTCTCTCTCTATGTCGGAGCGCTATCCAAGATACACGATAGAATAAAAAGAAGAGACAAAAAAGGAACAATAACAAGCAGGAACAATAACAAAAAGCAAAGAAACTAAAAAAAAGCAATAATAACAAGCAGCAGGAACAATAAAAAAAGACTATACCGAACGGTAGGTATAAAGAAACAATAACAAACAGAATAAAAGCAACAAAATAAGCAATGACGAGTAATGCATTTTAAAAATGCGAAACCTATTAAAACGTGCTAAAAGAGAAGTAAAACCTTAATGCCATAGTATTAGAAGAGTAGTAAAAAGCTCTTAGAGAAGCAATAAGAAGAAGAAAAACAAAGAAGAAACAGGTATATTTCTATTATATATATACTTAGGGCTATATTTAGCCTATTTAGTAGAAGAAAAAAAAAGAAAGATTAAAATAGCTATTGCATTCCTTGGAATGTTGTTATATACTATTCCATAGAATGAATAAGAAAGGAGGTAGAAAAATGAAGATATTAAAAGGATATCAAGACTTGATAGACAGCCGTCCAACCGATCAAAAAGTAGTTGCTGAATTGATCAAGGATGGAATAGTAATGGCTGGAGGTATTGATAATATCGTAATTACGAAGAATCAGATTATAGTATCTGATATCGGTTGTAATGGTCGTGATAATTCAGTAATACTAAGAAGGAAAGGAGGGAAAATATAAAAAAATGAACACCAATCAAAAAATGTTAAAAAAAGTAAAAGCTCAAAATATTAATCTAACTACATTAATTAGATTAATACGGGCTAATGACACAAAAGAGTTGACAATGTCTATTACAAAAACACCGGAAACAATTTTTTTGACACGTATTACATCACTAAACTAAAAATACAAAAGGAGAAATAATTATGTCAGCATATAATCACGTTACTTTAGTAGGAAATTTGGTAAAGGACCCAGAGACTAAAAAAGTAGGTAAGAAAACCAAAACTGATTTTATAATTGCGGTTGATCGATACAATAAAGAAAATCCCGGAATTGATTATTTTAACATTGTAACCTGGGGAAAATTAGCCGATGTTTGTTTTGAGTACCTAGAAAAAGGCAAAAAAGTACTTGTTGATGGTCGCTTAGGCATTCGACAAGCCACAAAAAACTGGAAAAGTGTTTGGCTTACCGAAATAACTTGCGATAACATAAAGTTTTTGACAAATAAAGGAGTAAAATAACATGATTAATTATAATAAATTTTTTGCTTTGGTGGAGGAAAAAGAATGGCAAGACGACGCAAAAAAGATTAATGCTTTATTAGAAAAACACAAGATAAAACAAGTGATCAAAGCTTTAGATTTTCCAGAACTTAAAGAGCTACTAATAAAGCGTCCGAAAATAGCCAAACAACTCGCAAATTTTGAGTCTTGGGGGTGGTGTAAAGACTATTTGTTTGTATCGGGGCTAACAAACAATTGTGATGTGTGCAAAGTTGAGCACGATGGCGAAGAATTGCGCTGGAATCTATTTTCTAAATCTATTGAAAATATTTTAAATCAATTAAAGGGGGCGGAATAATGGAAAAATTATCAACAAACGAAACAAATAATAAATTAGGCCTGTGCGATTCTTGCGCAGGCTTAATCTTCGCTATTAAGAAAGAATTATCAAAAGAATATTCTAGCAAAAACTATCTGGACGAGAAAATAAGAAAAGCAATAACGACATTAAATTGTTTAAAGCTATGAAGTTATCCAGTAATAAGCTTTATATGTTAAAATTATTAATTCAAGGAAAAAAAGAAAGGAAGAAAAAAGCATGGTTAAAAACAAAATAAACGTAGATATTGAGAAGCTCAATAAACGACTCTTAGCAGGTCAAACACTTCAACAGATAGTAGACAATACACCCTATAAAAGAAATGGCGTGTACCTTAATTTGTTGCGCAATGGATATACTAAAGTAATTCAGTATGTTCCAATTAATGACACATTAAAAGCAGAGAAAGAAATTGACGGAAACGATTCACCTATCTATTAACAGTCAATCGCTATCAATAGCCGCCGACGACTGGATATATCAGCACGGCGGTTATTTTAATGCATCAAAAAAGGTTTTAAGACTTTTACAAAAAAACACGCCATTTATTAATGAGATCCAAGACACAGCTTTAGAGCTAGAAATCCAACCATTTTTACTCAAACAAATTATTTTAAATCTAAGGTTATCAAAAGAATGGACTTCAAAAGCTATAGAATATCGGCGGAGTACGGCCAAAAAACTGGAAACTTAAAAATCTAATACCCATACCTAAAAAAGCGAGGAATAAACATGAAACAAAATAAACAATGTCCAAAATGTAATACCCTGATCGATAAGATCGGCAATTATCTAATATGTCCAAACTGTGATTATTACAGAAAAACAGAGAAAGCTGTGACTAAAGAGCGAGCAATAAAAAATAGAGTAATTAAAAGGCGTAAGTTTAGTGAAGAAAAGGTACAGGAAATTATCAAAATGTATAAAAAAGAGGGATCTGTAATAAATATTAGCGAAAAACACGGAATATCAAAAGTTTATTGCCGTAAATTATTAATAGATGCCGGAGTTTGGATAAAAGTTTATAAAAAGTAATTTGCTTTTTAGTTTTTCGTTCTGTATACTATAAAAAAGTAGGAAGTAAGAAAGTGGGTGAGAAATGGAAATCAACGAAAATGAAATAACTAGCATATCTAAAAAGAATTTAGGGCAGTTATTGACGACACTAGATGCAATGAATACCAGCGAAGGCGTGAAAGCAATTGTTAAGACTTTTTTTTGGAAAACAATTGACGATATTAAAAATAAAAGTAAGTAAGTGAGGTTAGCTATGATTGAGAAAATAATAGAAAATTCTGTATCAATGATAGGAAAGTATTATATAGACTTTTTAGTGTCTTATAATATTCTTGGACAAAGTCAGAAAGTACTAATTGAGTGCGATAGCCAACAATGGCATGAAACAACGGAAGATCAAAGACGTTACGAGAAATCAAGAGATAGATATTTATTAAAGAAAGGGTATAAAGTATTCCATTATACTGGTAAAGAAATAATTAATAATCCTTATATAGTTGCATGTGAAGTATTAGAACATTTAACAGGAGAAAAAGAATTAATTGGTTATTTTTTAAATTATAATAATTGTGAGAGTTATAATGTCTAAGCGTATGATTCATAGCAATATAACGACTTCAGAAAAGTTTGCAAATATAAGTTATGAAGCAGAGGTTTTGTATACAAGACTATTAATATTCTCAGATGACTACGGAAATGTTAGAGGTGCAACTGGTTATGTTAAAGACTTATGTTTCCCGCGAGACAAAAAACAACCATTAAGCTATCAAAAAGTAGAAAAATTAATAAAAGAATTACAAGATGTTCGGTTATTAATATTATATATAATTGATAGTGTTCAGTATTTACATTTTAATAGATTTGAAGACTTTCAAAAATTAAGAAAAGACAGATTAAAAAAAACTGATATTCCTTGCTATGACTGCTTGCGGTCAAATGCCCGTCAAATGCCCGTCAAATGCCCGCATGAAGTAGAAGTAGAAGTAGAAGTAGAAGTAGAAGTAGAAGATAAATATAAACCAGACTTTGAATTTATATGGAAACAATATCCATCTAATCGAAGAGTTAAGAAAAAAGATTGCAATAATATATTCAATAAATATTGTACTACCGAAGAAAAAGAGAATAAATTTATTACTGCATTTTATAATTACTATCATTCTGATAATTTTACTAAAGGTTATGTTATGAATTCTGATAAATTTTTTAAAGATTGGGAAACTTATTTAGATTATGACAATTCAAATATAGCTATAAGCACAAGTCAAGAAAATAAGTCTAAAGGTCACAAACTATCGTGAGAAATCTTACAGAATACGAAAGAATGTTTCTGGGTGGATTAGCAGGTTATCCAGAGCTAATATACTGTTTTGATGATTTAGATATTAATCATTTTGTTAGTAAGTACGGATTTTTAATCTATGATGGATTACGAAAAGCAGAGTTTGACGAAATAAAAAAACATGGAATTTATGGAATTATAATAAAAATAAAACAAAAAAAGCTAATAAACCAAAAAGAATTTGAATTTGCTTTAAATAATTATGATTTATTGGATATTCATTTAACGACAAATAATATTGAATTATCTTATCAGAAAATAAAAGATGAACGTAATAAATTTAGTTTGATTTCTAAAATCAATAATATAAATATTCAAAACTTAGAGATTACAGAAATTATTAAAATATTAACTGAGACAATAACTAAGTACGATAATATGGGTAGTGATACATATTTCCCTACATCACTAAGCGATATTGATAAAACTAAAAACATGATAAAGCCGTGTGGTGTTATTACTGGGCTTTCTAGTATCGATAACATCGTTAAATTTGAGAAAAATACATTTTGTGTTATTGCTGCAAGACCATTTCAAGGAAAAACAACTTTTGCATGCAAGATCGCAATGGAAAATACTTACAAAAAGAAGGTATTATTTTTTTCTGCTGAAATGACGAAACACCAACTGGCTTATAAGATGAGATATTACGGAATGAATTACAAAAGAGAAAACTTATTAATCGTATATAGCCCGAAACTAGACTTTCTCTTAATCGCAAGAACTATTAAAAAAGTATCTCCTGATGTTATTATTATTGACCAATTGAATAAGATTAAAGATTTAGGAAAAACGGAATATGAACGATTTTCTAATGTTTCAGTTAAGTTAAAAGTGTTAGCGGGAGAGATAGAGGTTCCTATTATTTGCTTGGCGCAGATAAATAGATCAGCAGAAAACAAGAGACCATATCTATACAACATTAAAGGTTCGGGCGGGGTCGAAGAAGAATCTGACGTTGTAATGATTTTGCATATTGAAGATGAGAGGAGGGAAAACAATCTAACAACAATACATATCGACAAGAACAGGACGTTTAATAATAAAATAGGTTACGAAGATTTAAGATTTTATCCTGACACAAACTTTTACGAGGTGAAATAGAAGATCCGGGAGATGAAAGAGCAGATGCAGAAATAAAAAATAAGGGAGATGAATAAAAATGAAATTTTACGACGGGAAAATGCCAAAAGAAGGCGATTTAATGTTATATACAGTACACAATAATCATCTACATTTCGTTAATTTATCAGAGGATCAAAAAAAATTGATATTGCAAACGTTAGACAGGCTTAACGAGAAGATTATGGTATTTCAAGAATCTGAAATGGAAATAGATATTGAATTAATGAAAGGGGCAGAAAAATGAAAATTAAATTCAGGGCATGGGATGAACAAAACAAAATAATGCATAGTGATTTCCAGTTTATCAAGACCGGTGATGAGGGTAATGACTGGATTCTATTTGTATCAGACAAACAACCAATTTCTGATTATGACGTATGGACTAAAAATCCATATTTTTCACAGCAATTAAAGATTATGCAAGAAATTCAAGTATATAAAGAAAAAATGTATATTGGAGATATAGTTAATATTACGATTGATGGATATTTGGAAATTGGTGGAATGACATTCGATACAGAAGAGCCAGAAAAACATCGTGGAGTAATAATATATTCTTCTGATTATTATGCTTATGGGATTGATTTTAGTGATGGTTGTTTCATGTATTTATCAACGATAGAATGCGACGAAGTTTCAGATATTGAAGTAATAGGCAATATTTATGAAAATCGAGAACTTTGGAAAGGGGTAGAAAAATGAACACTGGAGACAGAAACACTGGAGACAGAAACACTGGAAATAAAAATACTGGAGATATGAACATTGGAGACATGAACACTGGGTATAAAAACACTGGAAACATGAACACTGGAAACATGAACACTGGAGATATGAACATTGGAAACATGAACACTGGAGACCTGAATACTGGATATAGAAATACTGGGTATAGAAACACTGGAGACATGAACACTGGAAATATGAACACTGGAGATATGAACACTGGGAATAGAAATACTGGGTATAAAAATACTGGGTATAGAAACACTGGAGACATGAACACTGGAAATATGAACACTGGAGATATGAACACTGGAAACATGAACACTGGGAACTGGAACACTGGAAACTGGAACACTGGATACATGAACACAATAACATCAGATGAGTGTTTAATTTTCAATAAAAAAAGTAGTCGTAAAAAATGGGAACAAACAAATAAGCCTAGTTGGATATATGTCTCCTTAACTGTATGGGTCTCTGAAAAAAACATGACAGACAAAGAAAAAGAAGCATATCCAAGCTATGTAACAGTTGGCGGGTATCTGAAGATATTTTCAAGTTTGGAACATGCTTATATTGAATCGTGGGAAAAAGCTAGTGAAGAAGATAGAAAGCTGACTTTTAATTTGCCGAATTTTGATATAGATATTTTTGAGGAGATATTTGGGTTTAAACCAATAATGAAAGGGGTAGAAAATGAATAAACAAGAGATACTGAAAAAGTTTGAAGAAAAGTTTAGATGTATTCAATATGGTTGTGATAATCATGGAAATATAAAATCAATTGGAAGTAATGGTGAACCAGAACAACGACAATGTCAATTCTGCTATGAATACCTAATTCCAATGTCCCGATTTATATCTGACTTAATAGACGAAGCCAATAACGCGAAAGAAAAAGCGATTAAGATAGGATTCGATACATTTGAATTTAGAATAAATTGTAATACGGTAATAAGTGAGTTATATGGTTGGAAAAATATTCTTGAGTATTCAAAAGAACAAGTATTACAGCAATTAAATAAGGCGGGTTAAGAAATACCTAATTCCAATGTCCCGATTTATATCTGACTTAATAGACGAAGCCAATAACGAGAAAGCCAATAACGAGAATGAAAAAGCGATTAAAGAAATAATTGGATTCATAGCCGATCAAGATTCTATTATTGATAGCACTTATAAAACTTATGAATTATTGCAAAGCGATATTGAATATCTGAAATCTAAATACTTGGAAAAGAGGATTAGAAATTGAAAAGGAGGATTAGAGATGAGATGGCATGAAGCATTAATAGCAGATCAGAGGTGTTTATTATGGATAAACTTATGCTTACATCGGCGAAATGTCTGTTACATAAAGAAGGGACATGATGGCTGGTTTCTTCTAGGAATGTATGAAGAAAAAGGCAAACAAATGAGCTATCATTGCCCGAATAAATACCTAAGATTAGTCAAGGGGAAAATAAAAATAAATAATCTTGTTGAAGGAGATGGTCATACATCAAAAGACGTGGTTGAGAGATTGGAAGAGTTTGCATTATCATGGCTAGATTATAATAAGGAGGGTTAAGATTATGGAAAACAAGAAACAATCACATATAGAAGCAGAGGCATACACAAATATAAGCAAGGAACGACTAATTTATATTGCTGGATATACTTCTTGTATCAAAAACTTAAGACAATGGCTGCAAGATAATCAAGATGAACATATTAGTGCGATATATAATTTTATTGAAAGTGAAGAGTGAATATGAAACAAAGAATAACAATAAAAAACTATGAAAAACATAAATGCGATAAATGCGGAGAACCATTATTGTTAATGTACGGATGCGGGTGGGATTATGATCGTGTTATTTGTTCTAAGTCTGGTTGTGATTTTGAAGTAGAGTACGAAACAAGCACTACTCCACCATCGTGCTATTTCTGTATATATAGCGAGCAACCAATTTGCATTAAAAAGCTACATTGCTTTAAACATGATAAATTGGTAAATGAAGCTGATATTTGCAAAGATTTTAAATCAGAAAGTGAGGAATAAATATGGCTGAATATATATTATGGGGCACAGTTTATTGTTTTGTGTTTTATGTTGGATCTTTATTAGGAAGTGGTAAAATAAAAGGAGAAAGTAATGAAAATAATTGAACTAGATGCGATTATTGCTAAGTTAAGAGAATTTAAAGAACATGCAATGATATATAATGGAAGTTTAGACTATGAAATAGAAGAATATATAGAAGAATTGACAAAAAAAATCAAGCAGGGTTTATTTTGAAATATATTCCGATAATATCAATAATTTTAAACTTAGTATATATACTGGCTTATGTTTTTATTAAAGATTACGTTAGAGCTCTCTATTGGGCTTCTGCTGCAACCTTGACAACATGTACAATTTTTATGAGGTGATACTATGCATAAATGCGAGATAAAGCCATATCGAAAATATAATAGCGACAGAAAAAAGATCGGATTCTATATCGAAGAGACGTTATACAACATGATGTTAGAGATATGCGGGGAAGAAGATTTATATATGACCGAGTATCTTAATTTATTAATAACAAGAGACGTTGCAGAAAGATTAATGCAAGGGAAGAAAAGGTTATAAAAAATGGAAATAATGACAACAGCAGAATATAGAAAAAAGCTAGGATTGCCAGCTAGTCAAACAGAAACGATGAGTTCAGAAGAATATCAACGGATTTTATCTGGTGAAGCCGAAAAGGTTAAACGAAACAAATATGGAAATAAAAAAACAGAAGTAGATAATATTTTATTTGACTCAAAATTTGAAAGTGAATTCTATCAGGAACTAAAGGCACTTGAAAAAATGGGTTTAATTTGGGATCTAAAATTACAACACGTTTTTCATATATTAGATAAATTTGAGTATCAAGGGAAAAAATATCAAGGCATTAAATATTTAGCAGATTTTACGTTTATGGAAGCTGAAAACACCAAGCTTGTTGTAGTTGATGTTAAAGGGTTTTGTAATAATATTTATAAATTAAAAAAGAAACTATTATTAGCTAAATTCGGTCATGCAATTATCTTTAGAGAGATTAAACGAAAGGGGTGATTTAATTATCAGATGTCATAAGTGCGATAAATTTATTGTTTGCGGTGAAGAATACCGCAATCTACCGGATGGGTCACAAGTCCACCGAAAATGCGAAAGAGAGGAAAATAAAAATCTTAAATCCAGGGAAAATATTAGAATTAGCGAAAAAAAATGGATACGAAACTGTTGATTGGGATGAAACCAATAGCACTCTTTTATTCAAAAAAGAAAAAACCCTTATCTCCGTATATTATAAAAAAGAATCTGTTGTTACAATAATAACTCACCCAATAAAAGGGAGAAGCAAGCTTGTTAGAAAAAACGTAACAATAAATGACTTAAATAAAATATTCTTAAATCCAAGAGTACATACAGGAAAAGGAAATGGGAGTGAAAAAATGGTAATGTTAAATTATAAAAATAAAAAATATTCTGGAAGAAAATTAGCAAGATTATTAGAAAAAGAACACGCAAAATATAGAAAATTATTGTTTGATGAATTTTTTAAAAAAAGGGAGGTGAATATTAAGTTTCAATACGCATTTCATAAAAACTCTAATTTTGAGATCGAAAGGATTGATATGTTTTTAAAAAAAGATTTATTCTTTTGCGTATATTTAAAAGATGAATTTTGTATAACAACTGTTGATCCACAGATTTTTATCTTAAAAACTATGACGGATTATGACAAAATGCAAGAAAAATTAAAGGAGAAAAAAAATGACACAGCAAAATAAATTAACAGTAGTAAGTAAGGATCAAATGATTAGTATTGAAAAAACAGCTAAAAGAATGGTTGACTCTAAGTTATGCCCAAAAGGTATGTCTTGGCAGGACTTGGCTATTTGTGGACAACGTGGCGCTGAATGTGGGATAGAACCGGGACAAGCTATGTCTGAAATTTATGTCGTACAAGGAACCGCACAATTTAAATCAGAATTACAACTAGAATTGATGTATAAAAATATCGTAGGATTCAGACATATTGTTACCCAATGGGAAGAAGATATTGTTGAAGCTATATTTTATTCAATGGATCTACCTAAAGATGGTGTTAAGCGCTCAATGACTAGAGCAAGAGCGGATAAAGCGGAATGGTCGATTATCCCAGAAAAAACTTGGGCTAATGGTAAAAGTACAACAAAGAAAGATTCTAAAGGAAAAACAATTTATAAAATAAAAGACCAATGGGCAAAGAATCCTATCGGTATGTTATTTAATCGGCTTATTTCAGAGGTCGCTAGGACTCAATTTCCACAATATAAATCTAGTATGTCAATAAATTTAGTTAATTATAGCGAATCTCAAGAAGCAATTTCTAATTTATACCCAGAGACAGAAACAATTATAGATCCGGCTAGCAATAATGTCGTTAATATTGAAACTGGCGAAGTTGTTGAAAGCGAAACAAAGCGAAACAAAGCGAAACAAAGCGAAGTTGTTGAAGTAGAAGTTATTGAAAAAGCAGATCCAACCAATGAAGAAGAAGCACCTGTTGAAGAAATGGCAGAACAAAAAGATAATAGCAAGTGTCCTAAGTGTGGTCATGACATGGTAGAAAAAGAAGGCAAATACGGAACGTTTACAGCTTGTAGTAATTATCCAGCTTGCAAATATATTCAAAAATAATCAAGGAGAAGAACATGACATTAAAACTAAAAGATCAAACACAATCAATAGAATTAAACGAATTACTCACAGATTTAATTAAAAAAGAAGTTGCGCTAAAAGTAGCAAAAGATATTCAAAATGATTTTTATAAAGCTTTGGGGAAAGTTATTGGGATATTTGGATATGATTATTATTTTAAACTCAAAGATTCCGACACAGTTTATAAGACAGTTGAAAGTAAAGGACGATTTGTTTCATTTGAACGAAATTCTTATGCTCGAACAAAGCATGGTGATGAGAAAAAAGGTTCATTGTCACGAAAAGAAGCCGATCAAGTTATTACTGATGGTAATTATTGCGAGGTAGATCCATGTTAAAAATATGTAATTTAGGAGATTTGCATTTAAAAGGTAGCGATTTTGATAGATGCAAACTAGGATTAGGCTTAATTAAAGAAAAGCTCATAGAGCTTAAAATTGATTTACTAATTATTCATGGTGATATTTTTGACAAATATAATATTGCAGATCGATATAAGACTACAGGAGAATTACAAGGATTATTGATTGAGTTTCTTTTACTCGGTACTGATTTTGAGATTATTATTAATCCGGGCAATCACGATATGCTAGGTAATCAAAAATCTGCTCTTGAGTTTCTTAAAATTTACGACAGAGTGAAGTTGATAGAAAAGCCAGATGTTATTGTTAAAGATAATGTAAGTATCGGAATTTTACCTTGGATTGAAAAAGGAACTTATTACTCTAAATTCTGCAAAGGACTTTCAAAAACAGAGTCAGAACAAAAGTTTACAGAAGAAATTCATAAAGTATTAGGTTTTTTTAAATCTGAATTTGAATGTGACATGGACCACAAACTTTTATTTGGTCATGTAGATATTGCAGGAACTAAAGTAAATAAAAGCTATATTGTTTCTGGTGTTGGGTTTTCTTTCAATAAATCACATATAGAAGCTACTGGATGCGACTATTTTTCTTTCTCACACATTCATAAGCGTGGTGGTGGATACGTTGGCTCGCCTTGGCAACAAAACTTCGGTGAAGAAGGAAATCCTCAAGGAATTGAAATTATTACAATTGACGGCAAAGATCGAAATATTGAGTACATTAAAATCGATATGCCAGAATTTAAAACGATTATTATTAATAATGTTGAAGATGTTGCAAGCTTAGCTTTTAACGTTGAATGGAATTATAAGCTTAGGTTTAATAGCGAGGAAGCATATAATCTCTTTATTGAAAAATTTAATCAAGAGAACGTTATTATAGAAAAACTCTACACTAAGCAGAAACACGTCCTAAGGACCGACAAAGAAGTTACCGCAACAATGTCTGACGATGATTTGCTGGATGAATTTATTAAGATCAATAAAATTCCTGTCGGAATCACAGAAAAAGAAATTAAGGAGATTGCAAATCTATAGTTTTTTATGTTACACTTTTTATATAATAAAATTATGGAGGCAAAAAAATGCAATTAGTAGAAGTAAAAAAAGAAGAAGTTTATTGTGATAGTTTAATAGTTGCTAGAAAGTTTGAACAACCACACAAAGAAGTTGTGAAAAGAATATTAAAATTAGAGGATGATTTTAATAAATTAAGGGGGGTTTCAAACCCCCCTAAAACACTAAAGGAAAATAGAGAATATCGAAATCAAAAATACACAGCGTATTTAATGAATCGAGAATTTTTTTCTTTATTAGTTATGAGATTTAAAGGAATCAAAGCTCTTGAGTGGCAAATTAAGTTTAATAATGCGTTTTACGCAATGGAAGAGCAACTTGTAAAAGAAAAAACAAACGCAAGTAACACTTATTGGCTCAAGGGGCGTAAAACTTTAACTAATGGGAGGAAAGAAACAACAGATGTTATAAAAGACTTTGTTGAGTACGCAACAAGGCAAGGAAGCACTAAGGCTAAATATTACTATACACACATAACTACGGCAACCTATCGGGCGCTAGATTTAATGTATCAAAAAAAACCAAAACTAAGAGACACGCTGAACATCTATGAGATTGGCGAATTATTGCTAACAGAAAGATTTGCTAGAAATTCTTTAAAAAAATATATGGACCTAAACAGAAACTACAAAGACATATATGAATCAGTCAGGGATGACTTAGTTGCTTATGCTGAAAACATAAAAATACCAAAGCTAGTTGAAAGGAATAAAGATGAATCTTAAAAAAGTAACAATTCAAAACTTTGGCTGTCATAAAAATTCAGTCATAGAAATACCGGACGGAATCACCGCCGTAATAGGGCAAAACGGATCTGGAAAAAGTTTTTTCCTTGAATCAATACCTGCTGTTCAGTATGGAGAATTTCCTTCAAGACCCGGAAACATTATTGACAATATGACCCTTGGATATATTGGGGATGGTCTTATATCAATCGAGGTAGAAAAGAACGGTGTTGATTATTTATTGGAAAGAAAAACAAGGAAAACAGCAAAAACAGAACTTTCAGATGCAGTCCTTACAGATTTAACAAATAATAAACAAGTTGCTGGACCTAAAATAACAGAATTTGAACAAGAAGTTAAGAATCTTTTTGGAGATCCACGTTTATTTTTTGCATCAAGCTTTATGTCTCAAGGGAATAAAGGCGATTTAGTAGAATGTAAAATTACAGAGCGTAAAGAAATACTTGCTGAACTTCTTGGTTTAGAGAGATTTAAAGATAAATCAGAGCACTTTAACGAGAAGTATAAAGTAATAAACATTAAACTAGAGGAATTTGAGCAGAAAAAGGATTTAATAAATTCATCCATAGAAGTTATAGACATTAACATGAAAAAGCTCATAGAGAGCGAAAAAGCTTTGCATGAGAAAGAATTAAAAGACATTGTTGCCGAGGTTGACTCACTAAAAGATAAGCTAGGTGATTTATTGAAGCAAGAAGAAGATAATTCGAAAATTCAATCTCAAATAAAAGATAAAGAATTCAGAGCCTTATCTATTGATAGAGAAATAACTTCTTTAACTTTTTTAATTTCAAATATTGATTCTTTAAAAAAAGAGCAAAAAGATAGAGAAACGCTTATCCAAGAAAATGAGCTGCTCGTTAAAGAGAATCAAGTTATTCAGAAAATGAAGGATAATAATAATCGATTCATTAACGAATGGAACGATAAAAATAATGTTATTATTTTTACAAACAACAAGATCCACTTAGAAATTGGTGAGTTAAAAGGCGACATAGAGCAAATCAGAAGTGCTAAAGCATTAAAAGTCTCTAAGTTTAAGCAATTAAAAGAATCTTTAGAGCATGAAAGCAATCGGCTTGTTCCGGGTAAGTATACCGCTACCGAATGTCAGAGTTGTGATTTTATTAAGTCTGCATTTAAGGCAAAAGAAGAATTGTCAAAACTTAGTGAAATGGATTTTCCTGAATATGACACGCAGGCAGAGATTCTTTTTAATAAGATCGAAGAGCTTAAATGTAAGATTGAGGATACCTATGAAAAGCCTAAGCTAGAACTTGTCCCAGATATTAAACAGTTGAACACGATACCTGCTGATAAGACTAGCGAAATTATTAAAGCTGAAAAAGCTTCTAGCGATATTGAATCTAACAAGTCCAAAATTGAGCTTCTAAATAAAGAAATTTTAGATTTAAAAGGAACCGTTGCCGTTGTTGATATTTCTGTTAGAGATTCTCTTGAAAACCTATTCAAAGATCAAAACAGTAAGTGTGATAGACTCGCTTTGTTAATTAAAGAAAAAGAAAAAGAAATTGCGACTATTGACGAAAAAGTTAGAAAAAACAAAGAGTTTGAGGAAAAGATTAAAAATTTAGACAAAGAAAACGAGCAAAACCAAAAAGATAAGAAGATTTACTTCTATTTAAAGAAAGCCTTTGGGAAGAATGGTATTCAAGCGTTATTAATTGATTCCGCTATTCCACAAATTCAGTCTATATCTGATGAATTGATTCAAATTGCAACAGAGGGAAGAATGAGCATTATTTTCTCGACAGAGCGAAAACTTAAATCTGGTCAAACAAGAGAAGGATTTGAAATAATATGTTCAGATGAAAAGGGTGAGCGTGACGTTAAAGATTTTTCTGGTGGAGAACAAAAATTATTAAAAATAATTATTCGTCTAACAATTGCTATTTTTCAAGCACTATCTTCAAACGTTAAGTCTGATATTTTATTTATAGATGAAGCTTTTGACGCTCTTGATGCTGAAAATGCAGAACGTATGCTCTTTGTGCTGCACAGCTTAAAACAATACTTTAAAAAAGTTATATTTGTTAGCCATAACGAAGAGTTATTAACAGATTTCCCCCAGAAGATAATTCTTAAAAAGGAAGGGGGGTATACAGTTGTCTCTTAATTTTGAGCAATATAAACCGAAAGTTTACTTACATTGGATGAAAAAAAAAGGAGAAGATAAAAATGCGTTTCTTAAAGGTAATATTTATCCCGGTGTTGATATTATTTTATTTAGCAACAAAAGGAAGGAAGAAAAAACGCATCCTGACTTTGTGGCATGGTTTTACACCAAAAAGAACAAAAAAGGATTCTCAAAGGGAATCTATTCAAAAATCTCTATTTATATAAATAAAACAGATGATGGCGAGGAAATTATGTTTGCAAAAGTTGGCATCTATACCTATTGGTATATTATAAAAAACTATGCAAAGCACAACCACGAAGATCCGGATTACTATCTTTATGAAACTCCACAGTTAGATGGTACTCCCGACTATACAAAGCATGAAGGCGAATAAAAGATTTATTTGCAACGGATATGTGGACTTGGCTAGAAATAAGCCGGGTCTATATATCACCTTCCAAGATCAAGAGCTATATATTGAGCTTGGCGACATAATGACACAATCACATCAAGTTATTTGTTCAGTATATGAGCATTACGAGACACAAGAACATGACGACAACATGAAAACGTTTAACAAGCTCATTAAAAAGCTAGGTCCAGTTTATGAGTTTAAAAACACTAAAGGCGGTATTTTTGGTTTCATAGGAAGAAAACGTTTTAAGATGTATAGTTTTTTTAATATGTTTTACTTGTTTGAAGTGGAGCACTTAGAGGAAAGTCTCTTTAAGTATGCTAGAAACGCTGTAAGAAAAAGTAAGCTGTATTATTCTAAGCTAGAACATTATATTTTATCAATTAAAGCAAAAGAAATAGGAGAAAAATAACATGGGCAAAATAACCGAATTAAAACGTATTTATAACCATTTTGGAAGAGATAATCAGCTAGCCAAGCTGAAAGAAGAGATGATTGAGTTGTATCAAGAGATCGAAAAAATATCAACTCACCACAAGATACACGACCATTTTTTTGAGGAATTGGCTGATGTGATGATAGTCTGTCATCAGTTCTATATCCAGTATCAATCAGTAGTAGAAAAGCATGTTGACCACAAGATTAAAAGGACATTGAAGCGGATAAGAAAGGGTTATTATTCTGCTACACATTAAGCAACAAGTTTAAGCTTCTTGCTTAATCTTAATTGTTGAGGATTTACTGTATGGATATTTATATTAGGTCTTAGCTCTATCATTAATGCTTCTTTAAACGCAACTGCTACGTTTTCGGCACAATCAAAAGCGTCTGGATCGTTAAGAATAGGTGTTTCTCTGGATAATATAAATGTTCGTATAAACTTTGAAGGAAAACTCCACTCGTCATAATTTTTACCAACATGATTATCTCTGAAATATTTTATCAGCTTAGCTTTTTCTGCTTCATGAAGTCCACGTTTTAATCTCATGTGAATAATATTGTCGTACCATTTTGGATTTAATTCTTTTTCTACAACACCACCATTAATATGTGCTTCGATAATATGAACAGTTCCGTCTTCATCTATTTTAGATATTACCGATACATGAGAAACTTTTTTATCGAACGGATGAAACGGATCAGAAAAGAAACCTATTATATAACCAAGCAAATTATTCGCTTTATAAAACAACAAATCTCCTACTTGTGCCTCTAATAACTTAAACATTATATAACTCCTGTTATTTTCAACACTAAGCTTATAAAACCGCTAAAGATAGCTAAAGCAGAGATCCCATAGGCAATACGCTCTACTGGCTCAATCCTTTTTGATATTTTTTGTTTAAACATTTCAATATCTTTTGTTGATTTTTCTGTTAGATCCTTATTCGCTTGGCAAGAAGCATGTAAAAGAGAAACTGCTATACCTAAATCTTTTATTTGTGCTGAATTTTCTTTTGTTGTTCTTATGTTGTCTTTTATCATATCTCTGATCCCGTCATCTGCTTCTACAGATTGCTTTATAGATGCAATCCCTATAGACATATCTGCTTGACTATCTTTTATGTTTATAATATCTAATTCTAGTTTATCCATACGCTTTTCTCCGGATTCTAGTGTTGCCTTAATAATTCCAGAATTTCTTTCTAAATCCAGTATCTTATGGTGCTTTCCAATATTATCATCAATAATATCGTTCATTTCCTTTAATTCGACTAAATCCATTAGTAGTTATATTCCCAACGTGCCATCCTTGGTCTTATATCGAGATGGCAATATTTTTTACCTACACCTATTCCGTATGTAAGCTTGCATATATTAGCATATTCTTTTACCAGTTCTTCAATTTCTAGCCCTGATAGATACTTGCCATTAAGTTTTACCTTAAAATCGATTGCTCGGCAAATATCCGGCTGTTCGTATGTTGCTAAGTGCTTGCTATTGAAAGTAATTATATCTCGCCAGTTTTGATCTGTTTTATCTGCAAAAGATTTATAGATAGCGATATGCTCGTCCATAGTCCTTGCTGAATCTGTTATTTTGAATTCATACTCTTTGGCTAGAAGGTAATCGAGGAATCGCAAAAGTAGTATATGCAGCAATGTGTCGTGCTTGCATATTATATTCATAGCTTAACTTCGATACCTAGACTTGTTGTACTATCTATAAAGCCAGACTTATCTATATAATAATTTTTGTATATAAACGAGACATTCTTATTTAATTTATATGTAATTTTTGCATCAACATCTAACATATAAAAAAGATAGAAACTTGTAACTTTTAATCCAAACTTTTCATAAAATCCTTGAAATTTATATCTAAATGAATTAATTAATCCTGCTTTTTCTGTATCATATATTATTGCATAACTTAACTTGTGACTAAACGGTGGTTTCAGCCTATTCATTAATGGCCACCACGCATAACCTAAACCGACCCTAAATGTTTCATGCGCTATTATTGGGTTGTTTTCGTATCCAGAAAATAAAAATGCGCTATATTCTTTATCATAGTTAAAATCGTAACTAACTCCAGCCTTAAAACGTTCCGTTGTGTTAGCTTCATACTTATTTAGATATGCTGTTAGCTCATCTTGCGTCGTTAAGAGCGAATAACTAGCACCAGTTTCACTCATAAACGTTGTTCCATCTGAAAAATTAGAATAGTTTACTTTCAGCCCAGCGAATAGCAAGCTTGATAAAATTAACGTTAAAAATAGTCTTTTCATTTATAGATTCCATACGTTTCATTTAAAAAATTTTGCAAGATTCTTATTTCTTTAATATTAAATTCAAGATTCCTATTTATTTCTCTTATAGTCCAAACTGTTTCATCGCTACCAGTAACACTATAACCGATAAAGGATAAGCTACCATTAGCAAGTGTAACTATTTTTACGTCTTTAATTATTATGCTTGGTAATTTTGGAACACTTTGAATCCACTTTAATCTATCATTAAAGTCAAAATAGCGCTTTAGTTTTCCGTCATAACCTCTATATGTAGCAGATAAGCTGATTGATGTTATGATAATTAATGATAGAATTATTCTTTTCATATTATTATAGTAACATTTATTTGCTAAATATCAAATTAAAGCAATCCTTTGCGCTTTAATCCAGAATATGTTTTACGCAAAGCATAATCAACTCCATACCTATCCTTATAAGCTCTAAGAATTTGTTTCCGCCTTTCTTTGCTAATATCTTTATTTTTTGCCCCAGTTAATAAGTTCTCTCTATTTATTGTTGATTTTTTTCTTACAAATAAATCTATTTCTTTTTTAAAGTCACCATTATAAATTTTAGTAGCTCTTTTCTTAGATATTCTATTATCATTTAAAACTATAAGTATTTCTTTTTTTGTCATTCCTAGTCTTTCAGCACTTTTAATTGTTTGATAGAATTTCTCATAAACCTTAGTAACGGTTTTTTCTTTTGTTTTTATATCTTCTTTTTCACCAGTCTTTTTTGCATCCAACAAATCTCTATTAAACTTATATGTTTTCCATCCTAAACTTTTCGGTATATTTGTATTTGATATTCTTGTACCCGTAAACATTGCTAGTAATTCCGTATTTGTATCATATTTTTTACCATATAAGCTATATGGGTCTGGGTTCATCCCTTTATATACTCGATATAAACTAGCTGTTTCACCAGGTTGCAGTCTACTTAATGCAAATTTCATAACATCCGCTTGTTTCTTTGTGAAATTATCTTGTGGATTATAGATTCTTCCGCCACTTTCTTTTTTATTAGACTTTAACTGAACTAATACACCCGTTAAAATATCTATGCCTAGAAATGGAGATAGTGCCTCGACAGATGATTCTAATAATTTATCTTCCCATTTTTCGTTGCCAAGAAACGCTCTAATTGGTTTTTTTATTCCAGCTAATGGGTCCATAAAGCTCATATCGACATACTGATAAGTTAATTTGTCTTTTCCATACCACGCTAAACTACTGTTTTTTGACCACTCTGGAACAAATTTACGCAAGTCTTCTTCCTCATCATTAGTAATGCCTAGAAGGTATCTGCTAGCCAGACTTATTCCAGAGATAATACCATAAGCAAGGAACGTGCCAGTTATTCGTCTTGAAGCAATTCCTCTTGTTTTTGGATCTTTCATTTCTTCGCTTATTAACTTTAGTGTTTGATATTGAATTCTATATATTTCTGAACTAAAACTAACAAAAGAACCAACGATAGGGAATATTCTTAGATTTTTTATCGCTAAAGGTATTTTTGAATAAGTTGGTGATGTGTTTGATACTATTTCCGATGCTTTTTTTTCTAATTCTGAAATAGGTTTATCTGGAAATGCTTTTTTATATCTAGCCAATTCGTTTTCATAGGAAAATATTTTCCAGAAACTATCACCAGCTTGATATAATGAAGTTACCGCCTTAAAAGAACCTTTAATAATTCCTTCTGTTTGCTTACTAATAAACTTATTTATATCTGTATCTGTTGCATCTTTTACTATATCTTTTAATTCACCAGCCCGAACACCCTCCCCTATAACTCCTAGTTTTATAAGTTTAATAACATATTCTCGCCAAGCTTTATCCGATAGATTAAATAAATCAGTCGCAGTTGCCCTAATTGATTGTTTGAATTTTGATGGATTAACGTATCCTTGCTGTATCGCTATTATTATGTTCGATAAAAAGTTCCTAATATGAGCCGCTTGAGAAAAAACTGTTTTTCCTACCTTTACCAATCCTACAGCTTTCATATAATAACTGAACAACGCTATTGTATTCCCTTGCGGGTTTACGCTCTCAAAAGCATCTTTTATTTCCGGTGACGTATATAGTCCATTTAACGGTGAAAATGTTTGTGAGCCTTCACTAGCTATTTGTACTTGATAAGATACTCCATCTTTTACTATTGGATCTTTAAATAGAAACTTACCCAATCCAGCAATTTTTACTTCTTCTAAAAACTTATGATTAGCGATTAGTTCGGCTAAATTCATGACGCTATTTATATAATTAACATCAGCATCTTTATATTCTCCCCACAATGCCCTTATTTCTTGGGGTATTACTTTTCTCTTCTTTAATATATCTAATACCTTGCTACCAGCCTTAGATCCTTTAGATAAAATACTTATAGGCGTTTTATCGTAATATAATAATTCTTCAATTTTACCTTCAAGTTTTTCTTCTGATAGGGGTTTTCCTAATGACTTGTATTCTGCCCGGATAAATGCTTTAGCGTTATTCCTAATATCGGATGGTACTTTTTCCGCCCATTTTGGATCTATAAATACCCTATATGCTCTTTTAGCATAAAAGCCCAAGTTTTGCTCTATTGTTCCTATTAATTCTCCGCTCGTAACACCAGAATCAATCAATAATTTAGATAAATTATCTATATGGCTTCTCATTTTAGTTATTATTGGCCTTAATGATTCAGGTATTTTATTTAAAGAAATTTCTCCTTTTAATGCTTGGTCTAAAACTTTTTTAGATCGCTTAGATAAGTTTTCTTTTCTTATTAGCTTTTTTAAGTCATGTATAGCAAAATTAACTTCCTGCATTTGTGATCGCACCCAAGATTCTTTTTCTCGATATAAATCGTATGCCTTTTTTGGCATTAAACCTCTACTTCTCCAATATTTTTTTATATTATTAATAAATTTATTTGCTTGTTTTGTCGGGTTCGCACCAGTTGTGTCTGTTGCTATTCCTATATATCCTGGTTTTTTTTCTTCATATAGTTCTGGTGTATCAAATTTATCAATGTCATCTACTTCTTTTTCTGTGGCTCCAACAGCTTCACTAACTTGCCCAAATAAGTCCCTTGTTTTACCTTCTTGTGTATCATCAAAAAGTTTTGGGTTTTCTTCTAACGTTTGATCTTTTTCGTATTTTTCTTCAACTTTTTTTTCAGCCTTTTCTCTTGCAACTTTCTTGGCTTTCTTTTCTACAATTTCTTTTTCTACTTTATTGGTTTTTGGCTTGAGTTCAAGTTCTTCTGGTTCGGGTCCTTCGCTTTTAGCTTTTTCCTTGTTAATGGATACGTCATTAGCTTGTCCATTACCTTCTTTGTACTCTCTGATAACATCTCTAACCTCCTTTATTGTTGATCCTAAATTATATTGTTTTATGATTTCATTGATTGATTGGTCTGAAGAATTAGATATTTTTTCTAATCCAGGATCATATTTATTTAGTTCTTCCATTGAATCTAATATGTCAGCTTTTTGTTGTTCTTTTTCAACTTCGTATCTAGTAATAAGTTCTTCTCTTTTTTGTTTAAAGCTTAGAAGTGGTTTCGATTCAGAAATATTTTCTAAAAATTGATCTATGCTTAGATTCGTCCCATTTATCCCATTAAATTCATTAACCACCTCATCTATTGGAAGTCCATTTTCATTAAACAACTTCGGTCGATCTTCAATTGCGTTATGCCCTCTAGTATCGTTATTTATCTTTATTGTATTTTTGCCAAGAAAATTTTTTACTTTAGATGAAAACCCTTCTTGTTGTTCGGCTTCTATTTCTTTACTAATTCTAACTCGATCTTCTTTCGGAATATAATCTAGCTCTTGTTTAATTTTTGCTTTTTCACTAAGAGTTTCTTTTATTTTACTTTTATAGTCTTTCGCTATTTCTAAAACAGATAAAGCATCGGATATTTTATCCATAACAACGTGCGGATCATTCTCTTCTCCGTATTTTTCCATAAAGTCTTGATTGTTTTTATCTGTTGTAAATAAGTCTGGTCGTTGCTCCATTGCGTATTTAAACGCTTGGTTATCTCTAACATTCTCTGGTATATATACTGGTTCGGTATGTTTTTTTAACTCCTTAATTGCTATTGGTAAGTCTTTTTTTAACGACTCACCTGTTTTTCTTAATTCTATAGTTGTTTTAATTGGCTCTTCTTTAACTTTTTTTACTTCTTTTTTAGTTTTTTGTTTAGTCTTTGCAACACGTTTAACTGTCTTTTTTTTGGCAACATTCCTAACTTTAATCTGCTTTTTAGGTTTAATACTTGATTGTTCATAAATAGTCTCCTTTATCTTGTTTAGTTGATTTTCAAGCTGTGTTGCTTTATTTTTTACAATATCGCTCTCAATGTTTGTGTTGCTTAATTCGCTCAAACCAACGTCGAGTAACTCGATTGCATATTCAGCTTCTTTGTTTGTTAAAGGTTTACCGCTTTCAGCCTTGTTAATCGTATTTTCAATGTCTTTATCATAAATTGCATCAATAATACCATCTACCTTACTTAATTCTTCGTCAATTAAAGGTTTTTCAGTAGGCGTTTCACTCTCTTCTATTTCAGAATTAACCTCATTTTGAATATTTGCATCAATTTCTTTTACTATTTCTATTTTAAGTTCATCTGTCTGATCCTTCGATTCATATTGTTGTTGCGTTTCTTGCTTGTTTCTTTCTATTTCTATATCCAAAGCTTTGTCGCCTCTAAAAGTTCGTTGTTGTCCTTTCTCATTAACAACAGTTACAGATATACCACCTTCTTTAGTTGTTGATGTTGACTCATAACTATATTTTTTTCCGTCAACGATAATTGTATCTCCGTAATCCCTGAAGCTAACTTCGCTAACCGGAGAAACTCCAAGTTCACCAATTTTTGCGCCTAAATCTTTTGTTCCAAGTTCGTACTCCGCTGTCCCTGTATCTAAAATTAATTCACCTTCATTATCAACTTTAAGTATTCCGGATTTTCCTTCAAACATTACTTTTTTATCAACAAAAGCTGAAACAGGTTTTGCTCTCTCTTCTTCTTGCTCTTGTTTCGCCAACTCTTCGCTTGTTGGAAGTTTGCTAATTGCATCTAGTTGTTCTTTTGAAAACTTCATACCAGTTTGTTTTTGCATAGACGAAATTTGTTCAGAAGACAATCCCCACTCGCCAGTTGAAAGTTCTCGCAAGGCAGACTCTTTTAATCCTTTGTATCCAGAAGCACCACCGACAGCGATACTAGCAGGTGCTCCAGCAATTGCCATTGTAATAGCTGATTCCTTCCCAGCGATTAAAGCATCCTTTATAATCTTTAACGCTGACGCTGGAAGCCCTCTACCTTCTAAGTTTTGATCTAACGCAATGGCAATCTCAACAGCAGATGACTGAACTACTTGTTGAAGCATTTCTTCTGAAACATTTGTCGCCCAATCAATGCCGTATTTTTTAACTAGCACTTTTGTTATTTGTTTCGCTGTCCCTTTTATTGTTTCTTTCATTATTTTATCTAATCCGGGAACTATTTTACTTACCTGTGAATATTCTATTGCTGCATAAGGAGCGCCAGCTAAAATTGCTATCGGTTTTGCAAGCTTCTCGTCCACTCCCTCGTCCTTTAACATTCCGTAAGTGCTTCCAACCCCTTGCAGATACCAAAAAGATGCTCCACCGCCGGGACCAGACACAACGCTTAATGCTGTACCAGCGCCCATGCCCGGTAATATTCTAGCGACACTCTTAATCGACTCTTTTATGAACCCTTCTTTTGGTAATAATGATTCAATTCTGGCTTCGTATTCTCTTCTGTTTTTAGAATAATGCTCGGTTCCCATGAAAACATCTTTTGATAACATTATGTCTTTTTTAATATCTTTAGCACCCATTTTTAATGCTGTTCTCATTGGAGTTTTACTCTTTGTTGGTCGTCCAAACGGTATTAAATACCCTATGTCTTCTCTTGCTTTTTTAAATGATTCTTGCTCGCTTAGTTGAGGTTGTTGTTGTGGACTATAAGATGGATCAATATTGACATGTCCTTGGTATTCTGGGTACTTACTAACTATCTTAATAGTTAAATCAGTATTATCTATTGATTCATATTCTGGATATTTCGCTTTTATTTTTGTAGCAAACTCGTCTACACTTAGCACTATAATATTCCTAGAGGATCACTTTTTGAAGTTTTCTTTTTTTTGGATACAGTTGATTTGCTAGTTTTCTTTTTTTTACCGAAAATTTTAGACCAAATACTTTTTTTATCTTTTTTATCTTCTCCTAAATCTAAATCGAGTATCTCGTCTTTAGTCATTTTGGATATATCAACGCCAGATTGCTCTAGTATTTTATTAGTTAAGACTTCTTTTGTGGCTTCGTCTAAACTTTCGTTATCTTGTACTCGTTTTAGCGATAACATTAAGTTTGACATTCTCCCCTCTGGTGATTTTTTAAATTCAGCATTTTCTTTACTTAATGCTAACTTGTCCTCTGTTAGCTTGAATTTCTTATCTGCTAATATTTCATTAAACTTTTGCTCTCTAAGCTTTCGCTTTGACGTTTCTTCTTGCGTTGTTATATTCCGCTCGTATTGTTGCATTTGAACCTTCTTTAACTGGTAAGCATTATAATTATCAGTTCCCTCTTTAATTCCCTGTAATGCTGACCCAATTATAAGGTTTAAGTCACCCATTACAAATTACCTTTACCTTTACCTTTTAAGAATATACTAGAACCAAGCTGACCAATTCCTCGCCACAAATTAGAAGTATCTTGTCTCGATTCTTGTCGTTGACGTTCTTCTATTTGTGCTTTAAGGTTTATTTCCTGCATTTCAAGATCCATAGAAAATTTACTTCTTAAAAAGTTTCCAGTATTAGGATCAACAAATCCTTGAGAAACCATGTTTTGTAAGAATTGCTCGCTAGATAAAAGTAGTTTTTCTTTTTCAGTTTGAAAATTCATAGAAACCATTGCAAGCTCTCTGTTAAGATTAGAGAATATTTCACCAAAACCTTGTTGAGATGCACCAGTTTTTAAAGCTTCCGGTGAAAATTGAGCTAGATTAGCTTGTAAGTCCTTTGCTTGCCCAGTAGCCATTGCACCAGCTTCTCGCCTTTTAGATGTTTCTGCCACATTGAAAGAGTCCTCTATCCGCTTATATGGTACATTAAAATCTGCTTGTTGATTATCTGCCATCTTTCACCTCTATTCGTTATTAAGCTTATATTGCACGCTTATATTGTCAATCCTTATATTTGGTGTCCCACTTACCTCTATTTGTAAATCCCGCCCACCGCTACCGGGGGTACGTCTAACTCTTGTTGTTTCTATGGCGTTAGATGTGATGCTTGTACGAACCACATTATTGCGAGTAAAGTCATCACTGTTGCATATAAGATTATAAGATACAAAACCTTCTTCAAATTGTTCACCTCTAATATATATTCTACTGTAATCTTTTATAAATTCAAAATCATCTGCAAAAACTTTTGATTTATAGTTGTATGAAATTTCGTTTCCAAAATCTGTAGTTGAATCAGAATCCTCTAATTGATACAAAACATGATCGCTATAATTACCAGCCAAAAGCTTATCATCAACCATTCCTATGTATTTAAACTTAGCAGGATAATGAAATTTAGTCCACGCATTTAATCTACTATCCCAAACATAAACAGTTTGAATGCTTGGAATAGATAAATAATACTTATAGTCATAATATGCTGAATAAATGTCATTTTCACCGTCTGTAATATTTTTTAACTCATTCTCAATTGATAACGATAACTTATCCGTATAAATATTATCAAATTGCTGTATCTGCTCTTTACCAACACCGTTTAGCACTCTAACCGAATTATCCGAACCAAAATAAAATAATCCTATTTGCTGATTAGATAATTTGCCTTCAATAATACTAAATGGATACTTGCATCCGAAGTCAACATTTAACTCTCTCGGAAACCATGTCAATATATTACTCTGAGATAAGTCAATATACCAAATACTATTCTTAAAAAAGATAACTAATCCACTAAAAAACTCAACAATCCTAACTGGCTTATCATTAACATTACGATTAACGTCTATATAGTTTAATAATGGCACAGATTCGGGTTTTCCTATTTTTGAATAGTAGACTCTGCCTGTTGATGTTAAATAGAACTGACGAGCCACGTTATAAGCTGAATCAATTGCATCTGGTGGTATATTGTTGTCAACTGCTATCGGAACCGTTGAAAGTTGAACGTCTGGAATATTGTCGTTATATGTTGTTGTTGTATTGTCTGGTATTCTTGTTAGAAAATAATATCCTTCATTGTTTCGCTGTCTGTAAATATTCCTAGCCGTAACTCTTGAAGAATTAGAAGTTGGAATGTTTACAATAATTTGTTGATCGTTTATGTTTACTAAACTATTTGCAATGTAGTAATTTTCTGTTAGCGCTGTTTCTGTTGTTAGTTGTTGATTAAGTCGTTGAGGTATGTTTAGTTTTACGCCATAAATATAATCGTCCGTTCCTGGGTGTATCTTATAGTGATTTACTATATTAGTTGCGCTTGGCGTTGTCCAAGATACTTGTTGGCTTGATGAATAAAAAGTAGGTTCATTGTTTATGTCTATACCTAGCAGAGAGAAATCAGCACCAGGAATGCCAACATTATACAAACCACTAACCGTCTTACTTGTTCCACCAATAGTATCTTCATAAATCTTCATTGTCACAGAGTTTGGAACTGCTTCTGGGCATAACATTAGTATGTTGGCTGTAGTGCTAGTTATTGCTAAGTTAAAGAAAGGGTTAATATTATAATAATTAAAAAATGTTTTAATATTGTTAAAACTTAAGTTATAAGAATAATTATTTATTTCTATTCGAGTAAGAACGTTTGGCCATGTAATGCATATATAATGTCCATTTCCAACAGAGATACACTCACTATTTGGGTTAGGCTCGGTTAAAATCATTGAAACCATTATATATATCTCATTGTTTAGTATCGCAAAATCTTTCATCTTTACCTGGGTTACATTATACCTTGACGTAAACGTCCTAGAAGTACCCCATCCAGAGACTTCGCTAGTAAGATCGATATACCCATCTGAATAAATATTGTCCTTACTTAGCGTATTGATTATCCCGAGATCAATTAAGCTTATTTTAAATAATTTATTTTCGTCATTCTCCTCAACCAATAAATATAAATAATTTCCGTCAATAATCCCTTTTTTGACTATTATATTTTTATTAAACAAGTAGGATTGCTTAATAATATTGTTATCACTATCCATACTAAACATAAAAACTGAATTATCAGGTTCTTGTTGCATAAAATAATATACTCCATCATTTTCTTGAAAATATATTAAATTATTAAAGTTATATGTTGTAATAGTTAGATTTATTGAGCTTATACCATTCGGATTGCTCTCAAATTCATTTTCATACTCGTATGTAACTAAATAGCTGTATGTTCCAGAAAGATTCCCTGACACGGCCAGAACAGTTAATTCGGCTATTTCTTTTGGCTCGTTATAGCCAAGATTATAAAAATCGTTCGTATATCCACTAAATAACCAATCTGTATCAGATCCAAAAAGAAAGCTATCATCATCTATGTTTGTATATTGTTTAACGTTAGCCTCTTTGTTTATTCCATCGTTAATTTGTATTTTTGAGTCAAACATGTAAACATTGTTTTGAATATCGTCTACATTTACTAATTCAGAACTTAATTCAACGTATAGCTTTTTATCTAAAGAATATATATTATTATAGATGTATTTTGCATCAAAATCATCTTTTATGTCATTAAACAAAACAGTTGCTAATGATAAGTTTTTAGTTATCATTTTGTTGAACATGTCTGTAAAGTCATAATATTGTAGCAAACCACTTGTTTTTAAATTTGCTGAAACAGTTGTATCTATAAGAGAAGTATCTATTGTATTCCAGTTTATACTAGATATTGTTATATTTTGAGATAATAAATAAAAGACAATAGATTCATTCGTACTGCTTATTTCGTCATTTATCGACCCATACCAATAGGCATAACTTATCTCTTCTTCTAAGATTTCGTCTAATATGTTTTTAAAATCTATAACTGGGTAGTATCCAACAAAACCATTTCTAACTATAGCAATAGCTTCCTGTTTGTTTTTTGCTGGATCAGAAGAATCATAAGCTGGATCTCCTAGACCAACAATGCTGTTTATGTGAACCCACCTTAATTTACCATTACCAGTATTGACAACCGCAATATCTAATTCAGGAAACTCATTATTAATAGTAGTCCCTTTTCTTTTTTGAAGACTACCCATTACTTCAAAATCCATATTCGTTATATCAACGGCTTTGTTGGCTTTTAATTTAGATTGTGAGGTCTTTGTATCTATTCCACCAGTAAAATCATTTATTCGTATATACTGATCCGAAAAACTAATAAGCGAGACCGTAATCAGAAGATGTATTATTAATTTTAGCACCTCTAGTTCTCCTATTCTTTGCATTAAATGGATCAAGTTTCTTAGATTCTATCCGTCTTATTCTATCCCAATCTCCACCAGTTTCCCTAAATCTCTCATGAGCCTCTTTAGCTAGTCTATCACCAGAAGGCAAGACTTTTGAAACAGTATAGTTTTGAATAATGTCCTCGTAAGATGAATCAAAGAAATCTTCAAAATCAGAAGTCAAATCACTTAGCGTCAATTTAGAAAACTTTTTAATTATAACAATATCGATATTATAAATACCGTCTGGCATAGGATAAATATTGATTTTATTATTTAGTAAATATAGAAATTGTGGAGATCCTGTATCTGTATCATCATTAATATTATATGCTTGAGCATTAGGAAACTTTAAAAAAGGTATTGGGATATAAGTATTACTACCATTATCTCTATACTGTGCAGAAACAGGGAACCACCAACGAGCATCTGGATAAGCATATTCTCTCGTTCCGCTTACTGTATTAAGAACCGTAGAAGAATCTTTCTCTCTTGAAAGCTCTGCTATATCTCTTCCAAACGCATTAAATCCTTTTGTTAAAATCTTTTGGTCTGAATATTTAGGACTTCCACCGCCCTGAACTTCATCATTAATATCTTGTCTAAATTGATTTATAATTTCTTGTACTGTTAGCCCTGCCATTTATTCACCCCTTAATTTTTATACTCCATAAAACCTTGATATAAACTTATTGTATTCGCTGCATCAGCACTCGCCCATTGTGCTGTGATGGTTACATCCATATTATTTGTGGTATTTATTGTGGTGGTTGCTATAACTACAACTTCATCTCCTGTTGTGTTTGGATTACCGATTACTAAGTGTATATGTATTGCTCTTTCCCCTGATACACCGATTGTCCTTTGGATAGCATTTGCTTCAACATGCCAAAGAGTATCACTTAGTGTTTTTGTGACTGGGTGTAAACTTACAACTGTATTCCCTCCGACTTTAACTCTCAAAATAACCTCGTCTGTTGAACTTGGTCCACCGTTTGATATAAGCCCATCACAATGAAATTTGAATACATTACCAGCATCTAAACTATTTGCTCCCATTTCACCAGTCCATAAAGTTGTTTCAGTTATTGTATTTGATACCGTTACTGTTTCAAGTGCTACATCAGAAGTTCTATCTATTGCTTTTTGTTTTCCGTTATTAGTTATGTAAAACTTATTTCCGTCATATTCTATTGACCCTGTTTCAGGAGTTGTTAGAAGTGTTCCCGCTTCAAATTTAAGAGAAGGATTTGTAGCTGTTCCTGCTGCTAAATGCAATAATGCTGTTGGCGTTGATGTCCCTATCCCGACGTTGCCCATTAATAACTGAATTGTTCCGTTTGAAGCATTGTTACCAAGCCCAGCAGAAAGGATTATGTCTCCACCGACATAGCCATCTCCACCTGTACCAATCTTAAAGGTTATGTCTCCCGGATTTGATAACTCAGAACTTGCTACCTCAAGGGAAATATCTCCCGAACCGAAAGAACCTTGTCCGCTTCTAAGCGTTAAATCTCCACCTTGTCCAATTGTTGGATTCCATGTTGTAGCCGTGTTAAACTTTAAATGCAATCCAAAAGAACCATCCAAAACAATATTCTCGCCACAGTGAGTTTCGCAATTGTAATAACTCCAAGAACCATACTCCATCCAATAAATTCTAGCCATTCTATTGCTTGTAATGTTTATTATATCGGTGAACTCACTAGCCGTCATTTCTAAATCACCAATTAGTTTTCCCATATCATTCCACTCAACACCAAACACATATTGAGTTCTAGCATCTACTAATTCGTCCAGTTCAAAATAACCATTCGTATTTGAATTGACATAAACAGCATCGCCATATTGAATACTAAAATTAGTTGTTCCTGTAGATGGCGAATATACTATATCTGAACTTGTCGCATTATCATAGATCGTTACCGTTGAAACGCTAATTCCATCCGCAAGCATATCTGCAACCATTACGCTAACAGAAACTGCTTCTCCGTAAGGAACGGCTATTAATTGCCAGCCAACAGCTATTTTTTGGTTGTAAGCAATTGGGATATGAGTTAAAACTCCTTCTTGTCCACTTCCGGCACTTATAGTTATGTCGTCACCAGTTTCGCCAGTACCTAAATAATCATCAGCATGTAATAGTGGAGTAATTAACTCAGGGACAGAAACACTAATACTATAATTATCAGTAACAACATTGCTAGGAAGATTTTCAGAAATATCAGCAGAAGTAACGCTACTGACACTATAAATCTCTGTCCCTGCAAACAATAAAGAGACAAACAAAAGTAGTAATATTAGTTTTTTCATAGTTTAAATTGTCTCCCTTAAAAAGTTATTTCACCCTTAACTAACCAATATCCGATATAGTCATAAGCCAAATCATTAATACTAAACCCTGTGCCATCCATATCAAGAACTTCTTTACCAATAAAGATAGCCGACATGATCCAGAAAAGCTCTTCATCGTTCTTAGTAAAGTTATCTAATACTTTTGATATGCTGGCTCCCAAGAACATATGGTTCCCTACATCTTGAGGAATCATTACAACGCTAGCTAAGCTTATTGTTAGCATCAACAAAATGGTTACTATTAACTTCCTCATCTTCTTCGTCCTCTGCCTGTGCCTTTCGGATCGCCTTTCTTGCCTACTCTAGGTTTACTTCTGCCACATGAACCTTTAGTTGCCATTGTTTATCATCTCCTTTTAATTAGTATATCCTTCAAGTAATGCTTCTGATAATTTACGTTTCCATATTTTTAAATCTTTTTGTGTACCAAATAAATTAGTTCCAATCTGCAACGTTCCAAGGTTGAAATCATTATTAAAAGTTGATTCTGTTCCAGCAACACCATTAATAAACGTATTCATAGTACCGTTGCCCCAGTTACAAGCGATTTTTTGACCTGTTGAAGAGCCTGTAATTACTCCGCCAACATGCGTATTTGTCCCATCATACATACATAATTCTCTGGAGGTATTGATATATAAAACTTTGTTTGTCCCATCGCCAAGTAATAATATTTCTTCGTCTATTGTATCAGTCCATTCAGTCGAAATTTCCATATACATACTACCTACCGTTGAGTCTATATTGCCAGCACTTGGATAGCTGAGTACGTCTGCATTTCTTGTTACTGCTGTTGCTTCAGTCTTGACGTAGGATGATGGGAATGATGAATCGGCTTCTAATTGTGCCCCCCATGCGTATAAATCATTACCACCAGTTTTTATCGCAATACCTACTTGTCCCGTTTCCCCCGTAAAAGTATGAGTTCCTAATATTCTAGTCCATGTAGTAGCAGAAATTGTTTTTTCAAAATCAATATCAGAATCACCCCAAGCATATAATGAAATGTTTATAGTTATTTCTGTTGCTGAATATACCCAAACGCTTCCAGTAAACGTATTAGTTAACCCTTGAGAAGTAGGATTATCTGCTGACCTATAATATATTTTAGTAGATTGTATTAAGTCTGCTGACAATGTTCCGTCAGGCGCAACTAGCTGGTTTGCTGTTGTTGTTCCATCAGCTAGTGACCAGCAAATATTATTCGTAAAATCCTCGCTATAAGTAAGCAAATTCTCCCGCTCACCCTCTATCATCACCCCTTTGAGTGTCGATGCTGGGATTGCTGAACCTGTTGCTTCGATTACTACGTTACTAGCTACGGTATTCCCATTTAAACAAGGTATCCCAATACTTAGTCCATTTGATTGTACGAATGTATTCCCCGGATAAGCAACCCCGTCCACGTTAGCACCATGCCAAGGAGTTGATTCTACGTCTACGCTTACATACTCGCTAGGGTTCTGGTTGGTTTGTCCTGTTACGTCTTCTAGTTGTGCTCCCCAGATATAAAAATCTGCTGTAGAAAGATCTACTCCATAGAGATTACCAATCCCATATTCAACAGTAGCACTTGCTCCAGTATTACCAACAGTTCCTACAAATGATACACGTACCCATTCAGGATAAGTTCCACTTATGTCATGCTGTATAATATTTGATGACCAATTACCAGATATATCACATACAAAAAATGATGTATGTATAGGTAATACCCCTTTTATATATGCACTTATACTATAGGTTTTTCCGCCTGGGTACTCATCGGATATCGTATTGCATAAAATTCTATTATTGGACACTACATTATTTATTCGACTTGCCGTTAATGTGCCATTTGGTGCAATATGTCCTCCAGATATTGTAGCTGGTGTTGAAATATACATTTCCCACACAGCATTACTAAAATCCTCACTATACCTTAGTAAATTCTCAACCCGTCTAGCACCCTTGAACCTTGCCTCTCCTGATAAGGCTGTCTTGATTATACCCTCAAAATCCTCTACTGTTGCGGTAGTCGCTCTCGTAAAGGTTGCTGACCCTGTGCCTCTGTCTGGAACGAGGGAGTTGGTTAATGAAGTCTCTAATCCATCTGGATGGTCATATATCCAATTACGTTTACCGCCACTAAAATTTTGTACCATAACTCAATCCTCCTTAAATCGTCATCCAGCTAGTACCATCACTAACTATCTTGATAACGTCATACTGAGTCGTTAATACTTGTGTTAATTCTCCATCAATGGTCTCAGAACTTGCGCCGTCTACCGTTATAGCATTTGCTGATGAATCTGTTTTTTTAATCATGTATTGTAAGCCTGCTGAAACAGTTGGTAAAGTGATTGTTATTGCTCCACTTGTTGCATCACAAAATATATATTCCTCAGTTGATGCTGTGTAACTTGCTGTTTTACTGGTTTGGCTATGTTTTGATAAACCCCCTATACTTACATCTCCACCTATTACTGCATTCTTAACTACACTCAACCCACCAGCAGTTGTTGCATCTGTTGTATCGTCTGTTTTTAGTATGCCTGAATAAGTCCCTGTAGTTGCTGATAGTGCTTGTGTTGATACTGCTCCTGCGAATGTTGCTGTGCCTGTACTTATGAAGTTTAGTGGTAATGTACCACCGGCGTCTATCCTTGCGGCAGTCATATCTGTAGCATTATCTGAATAACCTAGTTTAAATAGGTGTGTGGATGGTGTATCTGCTGTGCCACCGCCAATTGAAATAATGTCATAAGTACTCACTCCATGAC